CCCCTCTTGTCACAGTATTAATTAGACTACCATATAATGGGACGCCAACCTCTGGATTCTACTCTAACTCTTCAATTAACTCTTGCACACCTTCTCCAGCTTGATAAGCTTGCCCCCAAGACCCATCTACATATTCAGCTTTAATAGCATCTAATTTGTCTTGAATTTCTTGAGCAAGTCCTTCTAAACTAGTATTATCTAATTTATCTTCTTGTTGCTGTCGAAGTTTTAAATCTATAATATTATCTGGATCATAGATATCTGTTACATCAATTCCATGTTTATCTAGTTCGCGTAACAAAGTCATCTTTTTTAAACGATTATAATAATAATCAAAAGATGCGGGGTTAGCATTTTCTTCAGCTTTTAAAAGCCATTCTTCCCCTTTTTGTTTAATAAAAATTGCTTCACTTTTAGGACGAGAATTTAAATAATCAGCTATGCTATTTAAAGTTATTTTTTCAGCTCCTAATTCATGAAGTTTATAAATAGAACCAAATATTATTTTATGAAAATCATCAGTAAAATCATCTTCAGTAACAGTATATTTATCAGTATAATCTAGTAATTGAGGTTGTTTAAAAACACATCCAATTACTTGCACAATGCTAGGCACATCAACATATTTACTGTTTGCCATTCACATCATCCTCATCAAGAAAAGTAAATAATTTTCTTTTTTCTATCTTTTTTTGTGGTGGTGTTATTTTAATTTCTATATCTTTTGGAACATACTAAGAAAAATCTTTTATTTGTTGATTCTATAACTAAGAAACATAAAGAGAATAATAATATTCTCTTGCTTCTTTATAAATTAATGGGATAATACCAATTCCTCTATTTGTATCTATAGGATGCTATCTAACTTCATACCAATATTTTAAAGCTTTCATCATTCCACTATAAGTAAATTCATATTGCTATTCATATTGATTTAACTATTTCATTAGCCCAGGTGGAATATAATTATCTTTAACTTTAAATAATTTAATTATATATATTGCTAATTTTTCTAAATCATTTTCTGGATGAATCTAAGCACATCCTTTATGCACCCATCTGTTAGGAAGTTCTGGCATTGCAATAACATTTTCATTAGTAGTGTCTAAAGCTTTATTACACCAAAAGCAAGTAGAAGAAGTTTTTGGATTCCATATTTTATAAACTTCTTTAACTTTTCCTTCATTAAATTCCTTTAGATAACAATCTGCATGGGCATATCGAAAAGTTTTTCCAGTTGTACCAACTGGAATCTAAATAAAAGATTCTTTGTCTCTATTAAATTGTTTTTTACAATAACGACAATTTACATTAGCCATTCTGTAATTTTCATCCTTATAAAAATTCTTATAATAATTATAACATAAAAAACAAAAAAAGTCAAATCATTCACAGATTTGACTTTTTCTTATTATATTATTTATTATTTCTAAGTTACTTCAGCATCTTTTTTAACAAGTTCATCTTCAATTTCTGTTACAATTAGATAAGCTAATTCTGCTTGATCTCTTGTAATATTAGACATCTTTTTACCTTTACCAAGATACTTTTCAACAATTTGAGTAATACGAGGAGCATAATATTCTTGATCTTTCCCCATAAGCATACCAACATATTCTTCAAACTGTTTTACAAGAGCATCAAAATCATATTCTTTAACAATTGGAGTTGTTTCTCGCTCATCTGTAACAAATTTATTACCATGTTCTTCTGCTTCTTTATCAATTGCATCAGTTAAAGCCTTAGTAAGAGATTCATAATTAAGAGGGACCTCTGAAGCAATATACTTAAAACGACTACCACAAGAGATGCCTGAACCGGCAGGAGATCGAAGTGTTAAAACACGCTTTTCTTCACCATTTGCATCAAGATAAATTCTAGCATAAGCGTACAAGTCTGTCATATTTTCGATAATTTGAAGAGCAGAAGATTGAGTTGTTGGCTTAATAAAACCAGATTCTTTTCCATTCTGGTCTTTATCAGTACCAGTCTTAGAATGACTAATAAACACAACTGCATATCCCATCATAGTCAAACCACGGAAAACATCTTCAAATTCTCTTTTATACTTGCTCCAGCTATTGGTTCCCCAACCGCCGTCTCCCATATTATCAATACCAAGTTGTGCACAAATATATTTCTAACAAAGATCTGCAGCAATATCTACAGTATCAATAACAATTGTTTTATATACAGCTTGCACTTCTGGCTTTTTAAGCTCTCTATAAACCTACTTCATCTCACCCCAAGTAGTTACGTCTTGAGCCATAACTCCAGGAAGGGCAGAATAGCCTTTTTCAAAAGCAATAAGTAGGGGACTTGGCATTTGCATAGCAAGACTTGTTTTACCAACCTTTGCAGGGCCATAAATAAAAGTAATATATCCTGAAAGGTCTCTACTAACTTTATGTGGTTGAATACTCAAAAGATTAATAGCCATTAGATTTACCTCCTATTAATTAGAAGTTAAATCCAGCAATTCCACCGGCATTAGCTGTTACTGTTGGTGTCTGTGTCTGTGCACGAGTGGCATTATATTCCTCTTGACGCTGTTTAATTTCAGCGACTGCAATTTCACGATCTTGAAGAGCCTTTTTATATTCTTGAGCAGTAATAGTGGTTTCATCATCCCATTCATATGGATCACTTACCCCAGTAATTACAAACTCACGCTGAGAACTTGTAACCTCTTGAGCAAAAGTTTCACCCCATCCAGAACTTTCGCTCTTTTGAACAGTTGTTACTGTCTTAGAGACCTAATGTCCATTTACGCAAACAAAAACAGGAGTTTTTTCAGAAGCTTCAAAGCTATCAAAATGATCCATTCCATCTGCTGAATAAATTGAAAACTCTACTGGAAGAAGAGCATTTCTAAAATCAAAGATATAACCTTTAACAATCATCTTTTCGTCAAGATTACGATCAGGGTCTGCCTCAAGTCTACGGCAATTTGTGATAATCATATCAGTTTTAAAAGTATCACGAAGACCTTCTGCAGCAGCTACTGTCTGAACAAGATGAATAAAACCACCTTCATTGCGCTTTACACTAACAAGCTCTTCTGCCCCATTACGATTTGAAATAAATTCATTAAGACCAACTTGTGAATCAATACGAACTTTTGCTGCACGATCAATACCATGCTCCATAACATTACAGGTTACTCCATTAATAATATTCTATAATGCTGCAAAAGTTGCATTTGCACTACCACTTTTTGCATAAGTAGGTGTTACATATGTAAAATGAACAGTGACAATATTTGTCATATCATCATTTGTTGCAATATCAATTGTTCCATTAATATACTACATACCAGGATTCTTGGACTTTTCTCCAGACACCTTAAGAGCAAGATTATGCTGATAGAGAACACCTTCTATATGAGTCTAATTAATAGTTTTCTTCATTTAAAATTTTCTCCTTAATTAATCATTATCAATTTCTTCAATTTTATAATTTTTTCCTTTTTCTGTCAAAGTATAGATAACAGGATCCTTCCCTACCGATTCACAAAAACCATCATTAACTAATTTACGCATTGTACCAGAAATACCTCTAGAGGAACGTCCAAGTCCTTCAGCAATATCTCTTGCTTTCCACATTTTAGTATCTTGATGTTCTTGTAAAAACTTAAGGAGTGGTGCTCCATTCTTTGTGAGAATAGGCTTTTCATCCTTTGAATCTTTAAGAATATTAAGATAAGCGATTATATTATCAGTCATTAATTCTTTAGCTTTCTCAGGATTTTCTTCAATTAAAGTTTCAACAAAATTTAAAAATTCTTGTTTCAATTTAAAAAACTCACTTTCTTAATTTCTATTATAATTATATCATAAAAATTAAAAAAAGTCAAATTTACTTGTTAGTTTTAATCTCCAGTAGTAAGAGAATATGCAATTAATTTATTATCTCCCATTATAGCTTGAATAAATAATTCTATTTCATCTATTACAAAATTACCTTCTTCATAACTTGTAACAAAATCATGATATGAAATAAAGTTAATATCTGTTAGTCCATATGCCTATGCCTTTACTTTCATAGCATTTGGATTACTGCATACAAAAGTTGCATTATTTTCTTTAGCAAGAAGCATTAATCTACTTGTCTTACCTGAGCCACGCTCATCAATAATTCTAATCATATTAACCTTTCCGTACTACAAAACCAAAAATATTACTCTAATAAATTTCTGTGTAGTACTTTTCTCTTTCTGTTAATTTAGAAGCTTCACATTCTTCTAATATTTCAAACATAAAATTTTCTGCACCATATTCTAACATAGCTGGATATAATTTATTCTATGTTGGCTAATCTGCTCCAACCCCACGTTTTATATGCTAACGCCAGCGTTCTGCTATATCTAAGCTTTGACCAACATATGTTTTTCCACTATCTATATGAGTTATTTTATAAATACCTGTTTTCTTTTTATTTCCAATTACACGCCCAATTAAGTCGTTATATGGTTTTTCATAATATACTTTCCAAATAACTTTATTAAGAGGTTCTTTGTTTCTTAAATATGGTTCAATAGAACGAATTTTTTCAATTTCTTCAACATCTAAATCTGTAAGCTATAATCTATAAAAATCTTTTGCTTCTCTTTCTAGCTATGCTCTTTTATTAGATTCAGTAATGGCAATAGCTTTAGCTTTAGCTTCTTCTAACTAATTTAAGTATATCTAATAATTAGTTTCATTTTCAGCGACTTTTGTCTAATAATTCATAACTAATTCAGAAAGAATCTATTCATATTCTTTCTATGACTATTTAATTATTAACTAATAATCATTAATAGCTTGTTGCCCGCTAGATTCTATTTCGTTAGTCATTAAATCATAAGTACGTTCTTCTAAAGCCTTAATAGCTTCTTTTGACTAAAAATTTAATTCTGAAAATGATTTTTTCTTTTCTTCAATACTAGCTTCAAGAGATGCAATATTTTCTTTTAATTGCATTTCTGCTTTTAAAAAAGAAATATTTTTATCATTTTTTTCTTGTTCCCATCTTCGCATATCTTCTAAATGCGCAGATTCCTAAAGCTATTTTTCCTAATTAAATTTATTTATAAGATTATTATAATCATTTTCTTTATCTTTTATTTTTAATTGTAATTCTTGTTCCTATTTTATTATTTCCTAATTTGTCTATTTTATCTTTTCTCCTGGAATAAAACGACAAAAAAGAAAAGTAATTAAAATAGCAACAATTACTGAAATAATAGTAATTATCATAATTATATAAAAATAAGAGAGTAATTATTCAATTACTCTCTTAAATTTCTTTATTCTACTTTATATAGAATTATTCCTCTGCATCAAGGTCAAGAGTCATACCAGCATCGGTAAGCTTAAGGAACTTGATCTACTTATGTGTACCATCAGCAAGTTCAACTTCAGCAGGAACACGAACACCATAGCCCTTACGCTGAAGAGCAGAAGTGAAAATACCATCTACCTGGCGCTTCTCAAGACCGAGAGCATCAGCAACATCAGCAGCAGTAACGTCAGCATTGACGCCACGAAGATATTCAATAACAGCACGAGTATTAGGTTTAATAGCCATAATAATATAATCTCCTTTAATTCATTAATAAATAATTTAATTTAAATATTGTAAATACATTATACGAAAAAAATTTTTATTCTGCAAATTTTTTGTTTAAAATATCTTGGACCATTTCATCCATAAGGTCAAGTTCTTCAAAACTAGTAACCCCGCTAGTTAATTTAAATATTTCATTCTTTGCATAGTCAAGTTCATCTTCATTCTAACTCGTTTGAATAATATATTCAAAATTAGCTATTTTTTTTGCAAGGTTCTTAAGTTCCTTCTTTTTCATACAGTTCTTCTTTCTTATAGGTTATTTACAAATATATTATATAATTTTTTTTTTAAAAAGTCAATTGTAGCATGTCAATTAGTGACTTTTCATCTATAATAGGAATATTAAGTTGTCTTGCTTTAATATTTTTACTACTTCCCGATTCAGTATCATTAGTAACTAAATAATCTGTTTTTTTACTAATTGAACTAGCCACTCTACCGCCAGCAACTTCAACAGCTTTAATTAATTCATCCCTATTATTAAATATATTTAATTTTCCAGTAACACAAAAAATCTTTCCAGTTATTTCAGTATTATTATTAATATTTTCACTAGTTTTATATAAACTATTTTTTAATGTTATATAACCATTATCAATTAAGTAATTTGCTTCTGTATAATCAAAATTATGCAATGCTTTATCAGTTTCAAAACCAAAACCATCCCATTGTGTAAAATCATACGTCTATCCCATATGATTATCAACACATTCCATAAAATGTGTCCAATCTTTACATTGCTTTGCAATTTCTTTTGCATATGAACTACCGATTAAAGGAATACTTAAAGCGCAAATAAAAGATGATAATTCACAATTCGTAGAACGTTCTTCGACTGTTGTTAAAATATTATCTACAGATTTAATTCCAAAGCCATCTTTTTTATACCATTCTTCTTTATGATGATATAATTTAAAAATATCAGAAATAGAATTAACCCATTCCCAATTAATTAATTTTTGAAGAGTTGCTTTTGAAAGACCTTTTATATCAAGACCTTTCTTACCGCAGAAATGATCAAGTCTATTAATTAACATCCCAGAACATTGTTTATTAGTGCAATAGAGAAAATCATCTTTAATTGTTGTTTCTCCCCCACAATATGGACAATGTGTAGGAATTAGTAATGGAGTTCTATTTAAATATTCATAATTTGTATAAGCTTTTTTTGATTTTTCTACTCTTACTATTTGTGGAATAATTTGATTCATTTTACATACATAAATCTTATCTCCCACATGCGGGCATTTATCAAAAAGCTATTCCATTATATTAATATTATGAAGTGAAGCCCTTGTGATAATACTTTCTCCATCATCTACTTGATCAAATATTGCGACAGGTGTTAACTGGCCTGTTTTGCCCATTGACCATTCAATATCTCGAAGAATAGTTTCATATTCTTCATCGTAAAATTTAAATGCTAATCCACCACGAAAATGATGACCAGTATATCCAAGAGATTGATAATAAACACAATCATCATACTTAAATACAATACCATCAATTGGATAACTAAATTCTTTTGCATTGTCTTTTAAAAGAATAATAGAATGTTTAATATGGTCAATATCTATCATATCTTTTAATAATGGAAGGTATGGGACAAATAAAAATCCTAATTTATTTAATTCAAATAATTTATCTGATAACTTTTGACAATTATCTAAACCTTTAATACAATCCCATGTAATAAATGTTAAATCTCGACTCGCACATTCTTTGTTTGAAAGCAATCTAATAGAGCCTGCCGCAAAATTGCGAGGATTTGCGAAATCTGTTGAGTATTTATTGAAATCTTCATAGGTGCAGATAACTTCGCCATCAACAACTACTTCATCTTTAATTGGAATTTCTGCTGGGATTCCTTTAACAAAAAGAATATTATGAGTAATATCTTCTCCAACAATACCATTTCCACGAGTTTCTGCTGATATAAGTGTGCCATTAAGATATCGAAGTGAACAAGTAAGTCCATCCATCTTTGCCATTGCAATTGCATCATACCCTTTAAGGAAATTTACTACATCTTCTTCACTCTTGGTTTTTGCGAGTGAAAGCATAGGATGATTATGTTCTACTTTATTAAGTTGATTAAGAACAAAATAATCTACTTTTATAGTTGGAGAATTTGCTAAAACTACTCCAAATTCTTTTTCTAACTCTTGAAGTTGAAAATACATATCATCCCATTCTTTATCACTGATTGTAGGATGCCCTTCATCATAGAGTTTAGTATAATAATTTAATTTATCAATTAAATCTCTCATTTTATCGAATTGATTCATTTAAATTCTCCATATTTATATAAATATTTTCATTATCATATTGTGGTTGTAATTCATACTATCTCGATAATCGTCATTAAGACTATAAGAAGATAATTTTACAACAATATATTTAGCTAATTTCATTTAAATGTCTCATTTCTTTTTCTCTTATAATTGCAAGTAAAATACCATCAGGACCCACGTAATCTATAAGAGGAATACTTTCTTCAAGTAAATCTGCAATATGCGTCCAAGCAATAGGATGTTCATTTACAATTTTATTAATTCGGACTATATTCTCATTCTCAAAATAAAGTAATGTTGATATTTCATGAAAAGTCACAAAAAAACTCCTTATATTTATTCTTAATATTATTATATCATTTTTTTTTAATATTTGTGAAATAAAGAGAATATACGCGACCAGGTCAATCGCCAAGTATAAATACTAGATTTAACCGCTCAGCGATGCCTAATCGCGCAGTTCCATTAAACTTTACTTACACTTTGTATTTCATTACCTTTAAGAACAATAACTCCAATAGCTGTTCTACCAGTTAGTGAAATTTCATTCGCTGAAAGACAAATTGATTTTTTATTACCAACAATTAATACTATATCATCTTCTGCTACTAATTGAGCTGCACTAGCTTGACCGCCAATATCATTTGGTTTATAAATCATAACACCTTTTCCAGCTCTCTTCTGTAAAGGAATTTCACTTAATGATACTCTTTTACCATATCCTTGATTTGTAAATATTGCGATATTGTCAGTATTATGACGAATAGGTAATGCAGCAATCAATTCATCGTCTTCACTAAGATTAATGCCTTTAACTCCCATAGCGGCTCTTCCAGAAGGAGAAATCTCACTACTATCAAATCGAATAACATAACCCTTTTTACTAAATAAAAGAAGTTGTTCATCTTTTACAAGTGTAACGACTGATAGGGCATCTCCTTCTTTGATATTAATCGCGCCAATCCCTTTAGATTTTTTCGTTCCAATAAATTCTTCAAGAGAAGTCTTTTTAACCATACCTTTTTTAGTAACAAATAATACATACTTTGCATCAGTATCTCTATATATAGAATATATGGTTTGAACATTTTCATCTTTCTCCATTTCTATAAGTGATCTCACTGGAGTTCCTCTAGATGTATTAGTACCTTCTGGAATATTGTTAACAGTTAAACGATACATTTTCCCTTTATTTGTAAATATCATTAAACTATCTACAGTATTAGTTCTGATAACAACAGAAGTAATATCATCTTGAGTTTTTATACCTTTTCCACCACGGCGTTGTGCTTTAAAAGATGTTGATGGAATGCGTTTTAAACTACCACCATCTGTCATTACAACTACACATTTTTCTGGAGGAATAAGAGCAACTTCTTTTTCTTCTCTAGTTTTTGGCTCTTCAATATGAGTTAATTCTGTTCTTCTCTTAAATCCATATTTCTTAGTAAAATTTTTAATTCTTTCTAAGAAAATATTTTTCTTTTTTTCTTCATCATTAATAATTATTTCACAATTATTAATTTTATCCTTTAATTCAGAACTTTCTTGTTCTAATTCAATTTTTTCAAGTTTAGCTAAACGACCAAGCTTCATATCTACAATTGCTTTTGCTTGTCGTTCACTCATTTTATATTTTTCAACTAATCGAGTAACTGCATGAGTTGCACTATCACTTTGTTTAATTAAAGTAATAATATTATCAATATCTTCTAAAGCTTTTAAAAGTCCTTCAACAATTTCAAGACGATCTTTAGCTTTTTCTAATTCATATTTATATTCATTATTAATACATTCAATATTATGTTTAATAAAAATATCAAAATATTGTTTTAAATTAAGAAGTTTAGGTGTTTTACCAACTAATGCAAATTGATTAGCGCTAAAAGATTTTTGAAGATCAGTTTCTTTATAAAGTTGAAATAAAACAGATTGAGGATTTTTTTCACATTCAATTTCGATAAGAAGTTTATTTTTACCACTTTTATTATCAATATTAATAATATCTGTAATAGTATTATCTACCATTAACTTTTTAATACTATCAATAAGTGGTTCTACATATACTTGATAAGGAACTTCTGTAATTAAAATAGTATTACCTTTAATATCTGCTTTAGCTCTTAATACAACTTTTCCTTTACCAGTCTCATAAATATTATGGACATCTTTACTATTAATAATTATTCCACCAGTTGGAAAATCAGGAGCTAAATTAGAAAAATCTAATTCTCCAGTAGTAACATATTTTTCAAGAATTTCTGTTAATTCATTTAAATTATGAGGCAACCATACATTTGCTACTGTACTACCGATACCTTGACACCCGTTTACCATTAGACGAGGATAAATAGCAGGAAATACTACTGGCCATTCATCATCTTCAGAAAAATTTAATTTCATTGGAACTGTATGTTTATTAATATTAAACAAAAGTCCATCTTCCGTTGATTTAGAAAGTCTTGCTTCAGTATAACGATCTGCTGCTGCTTCGCCACTAATTTGAATTGAACCATTTGCACCATGCCAATCAACTTCTGGGATATTATTAATCCAATTTTGAGACATACGAGCAAATGTATCATAAATTGCAGTAGTTCCATGTGGCCACCAGTTAGCAACAACTCCACCACTAATTTTTGCACTTTTTACATGTGGTTTGTTACTACTATATTTTTTAGAATACATTTCCCAAAGACATGCTCTTTGACCAGGTTTTAAACCATCTCTAGCATCTGCAAATGCACGTTGAGAATTTGCTTCATATGAAAAGTCTAAAAAATTCTGATGTAATTCTTGATTAATATCAATCATTTTCATTAGCCTCCTCACTATGCTTTAACAAATATTCTCTACGTGGTGGAACACTAGGACCAAGTAAACATTCAATCAATTTTGCAGTTTCCTCTTTATCTATAATCTATAACTATTCAACATTTCTAGTTGCAGGATTTAAAAGTGCATCATAAATTTCTTCAGGGTCCTATTCCCCTAATCCTTTATTACGAGAAATAAGATATTTTTCACCTTGATGTTTTATTTTATAATCATCTAAAGCTTTTTGATCTTTTAAAAAGATATATTCATTCTTTTTAGTAGTAATTCTAAAAAGAGGTGGAATAGTTGTATAAATATGCCCATTTTCAATAAGCTCAGGGCATAACCACCAAAACATCTCAATTAAAAGATTTCTAATGCTAGCTCCATCTGGGTCAGCATCTGCTGCTAAAAATATTTTACCATATCTTAATTTATGATTATCATAAATTAACTTATTTGTTTTTTTATCTAATTCTAGTCCAATTGCTTTAATAATATTTACAATTTCTGCATTAGCAAAAATTTTCTCAATTGAGTTCTTATAAGCTGAGATCACTTTGCCTCTGACTGGAAACACTGCAGTAAATTCTGCATCTCTTCCAGCTACAAGTGAACCCGCGGCCGAGTCACCCTCACAAATGAAAAGCTCGCAATCTTCACGCTTTTTACTCCAGCAATCAACTAATTTTGTAGGTAGATTTAAAACTTTTGCTTTAGAACTTTTTGGTACTTTTTCACGAACTGCATCTCTTGCTTTCTGAGCAGCTAGACGAGCTTTTCTAGCAGATACAGCTTTATCTGCAATAGCTTTTAAATCTTTTTCATTTGTTATAAACCAATCTCTTAATTCATCTGCTACTGGTCCAACAAATGGGGTCATATCTAATTTAGTTACTCTAGTTTTTACTTGAGCATCATAAGCTACACTAGGTGCAGTTATATTAAATACTATATATAATCCTTCTTGTAAATCATCGCCAGAAAGATTTTCATCTTTTTCTTTTAACCATTTTTTTTCTCTAAAGAATTTATTAAATTCACGAGTTAATAATGATTTAATTTGCGTAATATGAGGACCTGTTGCAGTAAGACCTGTATTTACATAAGGAATTAATGTCATTGAATAATTAGAAGTATAGGTCATAACCATATCAATCTTATTTTTACCATTTAAATAAGAAAGATTAAAACGATTTTTAATTAATTCCTTTCCTTGTACTGCTGTGTCAACAAGATCATTTATACCATTTTTAGAAAAATAAGTAGTTTTTATTCCATTATCATCTAATTCAACTGTAAGACCAGGGCATAGAGAAACTATAGTTTCGAATAATTTTTTTAATTCTCCTACATCAACTTCTGGATGTGTAAAAAATTCTTCGCTTGGCTACCACCTTACATAAGTCCCACTAGGTTCTTGACTTTTACCAATTTTTCTATTTTCAAAAATACCTTCCTTAAAATAAATACTTTCAGTCATCCCATCTCGCCAAGTTTCTGCTTCGAGATGATGACTTAAATAAGTAGTAATTTTTGAACCAATACCAAAAGAACCTAATGAAGTTCCTTCATAAGTTCCATCTTCACGATATTTACCAGAAGTATTTAAAACACTAAAAGCTGCTTCAAGAATAGTTTTACCATCATCACGAAAACTATTAGGAATAAATCCTTGTCCATAGTCTCTAATACTTACAATATCTTTATCAATTTTGACTTCAATTTTGTTTCCATGCCCTAAGCGAAATTCATCAACAGCATTAGAAAAAATTTCTATTGCTAATTGAGTAGCATAAGTTGTATCACCAGCATACACTCCAGGCCGAAGACGAGTAAATTCTCTTGCATCTAATGATTCAATACTATCTTCTGTATATAAAGTTTTATCTATTTCTTTAGCCTTCGCCATTCAATTCTTCCTCACTTGATAATTCATCTAAATCTATAAATTCATTTGGAATCATATGCCATTCAAGTAATTTTTCAATAATTAACATTCTATCTTTTAAAAGATGTAATTCTTCTCTCATTTGAGAAGAAAGGCTAGTCCCACAATAAGGACACCAATAACCTTCACGAGGGTGATTATGAATACGTCCACATACAGGACATACTACTCCAATTGGATCTCCTAAACTATATCCATAAGGATTAATCATCTCATTTAGCATATTATTTCCTCCTATACTGTTTAATAAAAATTTCTTTAAAAATTTTTATTAAATATATTATAACATATTTTTTTAAAAAAATCAACCCTACGAGTTAAATCTAATTCGTAGAGTTTAATAAAATTTCACCAGTAGCTAACTAATCAACATAATTATTCCATTTATTAGTACTGTGCCCTTTTACTTTCTATATTTGCGCTAAATGCGCTAAGTCATATATTTCTTTAATAATATTTAAATTTTTTATTTCCTAATTCTTAGGTCTTAACCAATTATTATCTTTCCATTTATACATCCAATCATTAATTATATTTACTGAATAAGCACTATCAGAATATATAACTGGAACTATCGTAAAATTATTTTCCTAAATTTTTTTTTCTTTGTCAAGTTTTTTTAAAACATGAAGTATTGCCATTAACTCCATTTCATTATTAGTAGTAGGTGATTTGAATTCCTAATACTAATATATTATATTATTATCTTTAATTTCTATTACTCCAAATCCACCTTTGGAATTTTCTTTACCATTACTTTTACAACTTCCATCTGTAAAAAATATTCGTCCCATTAACTCACCTATCATTTGATTTTTTCTTATTTTTATTATATAATATTTTTAGTATAAAGTCAAAATATATAATGGTGATATTATATATAAAATAAATAAGTATTTTGAGAGAGATAATGTTCAGCCATTTTTGTCAACTAAATATCAGTTAATGACTGAACAAATAAAAAAAGAGGTAGAGAAACCTCTACCTCTTAACGACAATCTTCATACTCACTATATGGAGCCATGGCTGTTTCAAAAATAATTCCATCTTTTGTATTTTCGGCCTATGCTTTTTTATAGTAAGCATGTTGACTAACAGCATATGCAGTCCATGGAAGAGCTACCATAGCCGTAAGCCAAGGTAGCTCAGCGTAAGCATTCCTAAAAACGCAAATAAAAGCCAGGGTTAACATAGCTATAGTATGTATCCATATAAGAAGTGATTCTTGTACGAGTAAAACCTTTGAAAATGAACGTTGTTCAATTTTTTCAATATCTTTAGCGACATTTTCAGAGCGTATCTGTTTTTTTACTACTTTTCCTTCATGCTTACCTCTTGGTTTAGGTCTTTTAAGTAAATTAAAAAACCCCATTAAGCTTTACTCCCATCTGAAAGAACTATAACAACGTGTGCATTTCTATTACAAAGAATATCACCACGTTTAAGATAATCTTTTTGTTTAGTATATTTTGAACCAGTAAGTTGTCTAAATTTACCAGTTGATAAGCAAGCAGGGCCAATGGTAGAAGTAACACAACCATTTCCACCAGGGAAGAAAGTAGCTTCAGGAAGACCACAACATACACAAACAGCACTTACAAATGAACTACAATCGCAATTGCAAGGAGTTGTAATTTTTGACATATCATATCCTGCTCTTTTGGCTTGAGTTAATAATGTATTTCTATCACTTTGACTATAACCAATATTATTATTAGCACAAGCATTTTCACATTGACGAGCAATATTTTCAGCAAGTTGAGGATCAACTGGACGTAATACTTCTGTCCAGCTTTGATCATACCAACCATTTACATAAACTTCTCTACCTGTCTGGTCTCCCGCCGAACCACCAGAGTAAGAACCTCGTTCATCTTTTGCAGCATAACCTAACATAACTCCAGAATAAGTTTTTGCGGGAGTTACTGGAGTATTACTGCTAGATCCGCTGCCAGAAGTTGAACCACCAGCATATGCATATACTGCATTACCAGAAGAATCAAATACATAATAACCGGGGCCGGCATTATCGCAAGCATTTTTTGCATTATTTAAATTACTAAATGCACCAATTTGACTTCTCATATTGGTCCAAGATTTACGTACCCTAAAAAGTCCAATTGTTGGAGTTGTTATGCTACTAGACTATGAATTACCTCCTGAGCTATTGCTAGAACTTGGATTAGGAGATGGAGTAGGCATAGTACTAGAATTAGAATTATTATTTATTAATAATTCATTAATTTTAGCAATAGTCATTGGACCAGCTTCACCATCATCATCAAGATTATTTTTTTGTTGAAAATCAATGACTGCAGCTTCTGTGCCTGCGCCAAAATCACCATCTGCACCATAATTTCCACAGCTATATCCTAATTTAATTAAAGCTTCCTAAAGTTTTCTAACATCTTCACCATTTCTACCGCGTTTTAATAAACGAGTATAAACTAATGGTGGTAAAGTAATATTTGACTAATTACCTCCAGAAGATGGTGAGCTAGGAGAAGGGGCAACTTCGGATGAATTTTCACTTAAAAGTTTTGCAACATCTGAACGAAAATCATCCATATCTTTACCATATCTACTAAACCAATGATAAATATCAGCATGATTAGACCCAAGCCCTAAACGCGCACTATCTTGATGGCAGAGAATTACCGGCACATTTCTACCTTTGAAGCTAACTGTTCCTCTTGGATTAAGATTATAAAGTTTACAAAGATAAGCAGTAAGTTCACAAGCTTCTTTATAAATTTTATTAAAGTATCCACTATCTGTTAAATTATCTTCACAAATTTCATATTGAATCCAACCATCGTTACATGAGCCAGCACTTCCAGAACCACATCCCCAAGGGCGATATTCCCAAGGCATTGTTTGAACAGAAGTAACTTGACCATTTTCTAATTTACCAATCCAAGCATTTAATCCTGCTTGGAGTTCAATATGATTCCAGTCATTTCCAGCAATATTAGTACCTAATTTTTGCATTAAAGTTACATAATTCGCATCATCACGACTGGGCTAAACATAGCGCTTTAAATTTGGATTATTTGCGCCAGTGCTATGAACCAATACTCCTTTAATGTCCATTTTTCTTGTTTCTCTATAACAAGTAGAATTGGTCATGAAGCATTTTAAAGGAGGATTTGAAGTACTATATTTCATAACGCTACCTCCTTGTGTAGTCTATTCAATTTTTATATTTTTTAATTTATTATAATAATTCTATCCAAAAGATGTTCTAATATTTTTTACACCCTGGCTTTGGTCGGCAGGACCTTCGAACCATATTAAGAAAATATCAGAAGCTTCTTGAATTGAAGTAGAATTATTTAATTTGTTTACTAAATTACGAGACTATAATTCATTATAAAGAAAATCAATTTGACATTGTGGATCTGCAATTGATTTTCCTCTTGATTTACAAAGGTCATATAATCCTGCTTTTCGACTATCAGTAGTCCATTGAGCAATCCCATAACCTGCATTATCATTTATAAAACTCTATCTTGGATAACTACCAGAATCAATTGCATGGGTATAATAAGTATCACTGCCTAATCGTTTTTCAGTTGTGTCTTGAAGATTATTAAATCTAAGACTACTTTCTGCAAAAAGATTTCCCATTATACTAGCGGTTGCTATATCTGATAACTATTTATTTTTTAATAGAGTCCATATTTGTTCTTCAGTTGTCATTTATTTTTTCCTCTTTAAAGATTTTGTGCTATACGAGCTATTTCAGAACGGTGGATTTCTCCTAATGTAACTTCTCCATAAATATTATGTCCACGAAATACTTGAGATACTCGTTTCATACCATTATGAATACCAGCAAAAGATGTATCATCAACTTGTGCTCTATCATCACCATCAATAATACAAATGCTGTCCTCACCAATACGCTAAAGGGTTAATTTCATAAGAGATATATCCATATTCTGTGCTTCTGTAATATAAATACCTGCACGCATACCTGTTGTATCATAACCGCGGATATCTGCCATAGGAAGTAGGATTATACTTTCATTATTAATTAATCGTTCTAGCTCAACTCGACTACCTATTTTACTACTTAAAAAGTTTCCAATTTGACTATCTAAGAGTTTTTCATCTTTTGAGCCAGGATAAAATCCTAATTTAGCTGCGCCCTTTGCTGCGATAGTATTGCAAAAGATAATAATCTTATCTATTTTATTTCTTTCTAATTGGTTAAAAAGATAACCAAGAGCAAGAAGGGATTTTCCTGTGCCAGCAGGCCCGCGCACCATAGTAATTTTATTATGCACGAAACTATCTGCTACTAACTATTGATAAATATCAATAGGTTTAATTCGTCCAAATTGTTTTGAATCAAATGTTTCAAAATTAATTGCACGATAATGTTCTCCATCCCAGAGAAGTCTATCTATTATTTCTCCTTCTGGATTTTTTAAAAGGAGATATTCATTTGGTAATATATCATAAAAGATTTTCATTGTATGATAATTTTGATAGAAAAATTCCATAGCTTCATTATCTTTAAACTAATGAATTACATATCCAGTATAAGAATCTTCTTTTTCTTTTATAGAATCAATTTGAGAATCTTCAAAGAATAGTCGAGCAATAGTTTTTAAAAGGATATCATTTGTAATAAAAACTAAATCTGGATAAATTTCACTATAATTAATTGCGGTAGCCAGAATCTTCATATCATTAGATATCGTTAAATCTTCTTCTAGAATTGGGCTGAGCATGCTTTCTTTAAAAACGCAAACTTCATATTCCCCTATGTGTCCATCTAACTAACGAATCAACTGGCGTACCGCAAATTTATTATCTAAATCTTTGGTATTTGAAGATTTTATATTTTCTAATTCTTCTAATGTAATTGAAGAAATTAAAAATTTATCTTCTTTTTCATTAAATAGGTTATTTGCATTTAGAATTAATGAACAAGTATCATAAAATTTAATCATCGTCTTCATCTTCCTCCTCATAATACTCTACTTCTTCTGGAAGCTGAAATCCTATTACTTGAGTATGCCCGGCTTCTTCTTCCGTCTCTTCTTTATGGTCTTTGGCTAATTCATAAATACGATTTTGAATTTCCTATGCTTTAATCATAGCACGGCCTTTAATATTTTCAAGACATTGAGTAATGATTGAGGCTAATTCTTCTAATGCTGGAAGTACTATTACATAAATTATTATTCCAAGAAAAATGTACTTAAAAATAGTAACCACTCTCCTTCCATACTGAGTATAGAATTTCTTATAAATTGATTGATTAGTTTTAGCCTTTTAAGATGTGATTACTAATTTTTTAGTATAAAAAAAAATGAAACTCAATTAAGAGTTTCATTTTTTTTTATACTTTTATCATCATACCATCGCCAAAATATTTTCCAGCTAATTTAACTTCTCGGTCTGTCCCAACAAAAATAACTTCATCAGGTTGTTCTACCATATCATATTCTATAGCTGTATAAACATCCCAGTTTTTTACTATATTTTTATCATATTGAAAATAAGTTTCAATAATATCTCCCACATGTGCAGATTGATAAGGTTTCGCCAGTTCATCGAACGTTCGACGATCGTCCTCTGATAAACTATTCCACATTAATGTTGAACAAATAAATTCTTCATTAATATTATCCTTTTCTTTTTCAAAGGCTTCTGCTGAGTAAAATTTTATATCAGGTCGTGGAATCATTGATTACCCTTTCATATACATCAATATCATTTTGAAGCATTTCAGAGTCTTCATCTTTATACCCTTCATGATCTCCAGAACGAATTCTTTTAGCAATTAAGTCTTTTGCATTAATATAATCTCGTAAGGTTTCTTTTTGAACTTCAATTGCCGCACTAATATCTTTAATATCTTCTTGAAAATGTTTAATTTCTTTTTCTAGTCTCTTGGCTTCATAAGATTTAGGATTATATTTTTTACTATTAATCATTGTTCCTTTAAGATGCAATAAGGCTTTAAGCCCAGGATGTAATTCTCTATTCTTATAATTTTGAAGAAGATTAATTTGTGCTCTTAATTCAGCTATATGCTGTCCAGTTCTTTCACTTATAACATCACGGTCTTCATCTGCACATTCTGCAATACCAAAACCCTACAAAAAATCATCTAGTACAATAGCACAACTTGCAATACCAGAAGCTTCATCATATGTAAATTCAGGTTGTTTACCCATAAATTATTCATCCTTTATTTATATAATTTAATTCTATAAATATTATACAATATTTTTTATAAAAAGGCAAGAGTAAAAATATTATAAAAATAATCTAGCCCAATTTGGTAAAAAATTTCCTAATGGGCGCGGAAACTCAAACAGGGAGTCAGACGATACTAGCGAAAAAAAAATAAGGGACTATTTTAAAAATAGTCCCTTATTTAGGATTGCCGCTGTTAAAATAAATAAATGCAGTGACAATCATAAAGCATAATACACTAATAACAGCAACGTCCATTTAATTTCTCCTTTAAGAAATTACTTCTTATTTTTTAACTATACAAAATAATAAATTAACTATACGATAGGGTGTCCATTGTTGTTCTGTTTTTCCTCTTTTCTTTTAAAATGAGATTAAATGAAATAGATATAAAACTCCATGAACACACCCAAGCATTGCAATAATAATAATGCACCAACCACAAAGTTCTAATGTTTTATACTTAGTTGCTCTTTTCCTCACAAAATGAGGCTATTCATACATTAAACCACCAATTACTAACATTCCGATAAAGAGCAAGGTATACCATAAAGTCATAATAGTCATAATTGCTCATCTCCTTTCTTATTATATTTTAAAAATAAGAAAAGATAATTATCAATAATCGTTATAAATTAATTGATCGAGCGACGAACGACTATCATCTGACTAAGGAAGAATATATAAAAATTCCTATGATGGTATTTTTAATTGCTTTGAATATTCTTTCATATCTTGAATAATATCATCCAAAAGGATAGGATTATTATTATGCGCATCTACTTCACAATGATATGATCCAGTTGCCCAATGCAACCAACGATCTTTAGTATGTGAATGACCACATAAATTCAAAGTACGAGATTTTAATCCTTTATTGTCATCATAATTACTAGTCATACTAGGAAAATGAGATAGATAAAAATGATAACCATTATATTTTAAATAAATAGAATTTTGAATTTCTACTACATTATGAAGAGTTTTATACATTTCTATACGTTTATCACTATCATGATTTCCTCTTACGATATGTAGATGGCCATTTATCTTATTAAGGAGTGCATAATTATCATTTAATCGTTCAGCTCCTCCTAAACATAAATCTCCTAAAACATAGATTTCATCATCTGGTGATACTAAATCATTATGCCGTTGAATTAAATCTTTTGTCATTTCTTCAGGAGATGAATATCCTCTAGGCTTATAAATAAAAGGTTTTTGATGTGAAAGGTGCCAATCTGAACATAACCAGATTTTCTCTCCCATTTTTAAACCTCCTTTTTTAAAATCTTTTTTATGGGATACTCCTTTATATGAATATCAGATGTCTTATACATAAATTTTGATCTTTCAATTAATTTCTATTTTCCATTGTTGACATACATAATAGATGTATAATCATAAGGGTCTGTTTCGGGATCAGTAAATTGTGCATACATTTTTTTAAGGGCACTTGCGGGGACTTGTTCTCTACCAGAACGTTCAGAATTTCTTTTAAGCATAAGTTCAATATCTGATTCAACGACTATTGGAATAATATCTAATAAATTAAAATCAGAATAAATTTTTTTAAGATTTTTAATCAATTTATTACGACTAGCCCAATTAAGATGTGTAGCATCAGCAATTACATTAAAAATCCCTTCACTTGTAAGAGCTTTATAAATACGATAAATAAATTCTTTATAAACTTCATCTTCATGAGAGAAATAATCTTCTTCATCTTTTATAATAGAGAAACGTACTTCATCTCTAGAAATATACATCCATCCATTCCCATTCATCAAATGGTTTTTAACATAATAAGATTTTCCACTAGCAGGAGCTCCGCAAAGAATCCATAAAGTTTTTTTCTCCATATTTATCAACTCCAAAATTAATTTTTATTATTAAAAAATTCTAAAGTTTTAGTAACTTCTTCTTTATATTCACCAGCTTGCCATTTTTCTTTAAATTCTTGAACTTCTTTATCAGAACGACATTCAACTGCATTTAATTCTTCATGGCATTTCCAACACCAAAGTTTTTTATAATGATGTTTTTGATATTTATGGCTTACCTTGCGGGGAAGAGAATAAATTTTTTCCCCGCATTTCATACAATAAAAGTCATGCTCTTCAGTCTTTGTATTTCGCATAATAACATCAACTCCTATTTTTTTTATCTTATATAATATTATAACATATTTTTTATAAAAATTGTAATATTATACAGCTTTAGGAGTTTCTAGAACGATTTCTTCCCACGTGTCTAGATTTAGTAAAATACTTATATTATTCCAGACTGCTCCAGTATCAATATTTACCTTATGGTTTTTTGCATACCAATATGCACTATGCCCATCCCATGGCTGCGGTTCTACAAAGTGATCTCCAAGAACACCTTCCAGCTTATGCTTTTCAATTAACCATTCAGCATTATTTTGTTGTTCTTTAATCATTAATTCAATAGGAGTATGACCATGAACAATTATCTCATTATTTTTACCATTCCAGGTATCATAAAACATAAGGTGATTACGATCCCAAATAAATTGCTCTTCATCTCCTAGGTCAAAATCATCATATCCAGAATGAGATAATTGAACTTGTTGTCCTTTTTTATTTATATATCCTGCAGCAAAGGGTAATTCTTTTAATTGATGAATAATATATATTTTTTGTGATGCAGTAAGTGTGTTATCTTTCATAATAGCATTATAAGTTGGTTCACCGCCATTATAAAACCATAAGTCCATAGCTCTGTCCCAATAAAATACATCATCATTAAAGCTATCAGGGGTCATATTGCCGATTGCTTTAATGAGTAAATCTTCATGATTCCCTTTAAGATAAATAATACGAGGGTCAGCAAATAATTCTTTAATGATTTGCCAGCCATCATCACTACGGTCACAGGCATCACCTAAAAAATATAATGTATCATCTGGTTGTAGAATATTTTTAATTTGTTCCCAAATCCAATAACAGCCATGCCAATCTGCGCTAGCATATATTGCCATTATTTTATCAACTCCTTGGTATTTCATTAAGTTTAATTATCCAATATGCAAAAACTTCTTTTAACTATGAATTAATTAATTCATAAGGATTCATTTCATCAGGACAAGCGATTACTAAATCATCTTGTAACTAATACCATTCGTCTTCATCTTTAACTCTAGCATATCCTGTAACTTTATATAATGTTGGGTTTGTTAATTTCATAATTAATCTTTAACCTCATAAGTAATAGTCATAAACCAGCCTCCAGGAAAATCTATTGATTGCATAGATACTCCAATAATTCTACGTTTTGGATATATTCTTTGATATTCTCGTAAAAGTTCATTAGCATGACCCTAATCTTTTACTGGAATTACTTGAATTTGTATCACCAATTATCATCCTCATTAAAAAATTGAATAGGGTGTAAATTATTACTGTCATCTTTAGGCGGCTCAAGTTTTGCGCACCAGAAATGTTCAGAATTTTTTCTAAATGCCATACAATTCATTCCATAACAAGAAAGAAAATTTCCCTGTTTATCAATGCGAAAAAGGCATTTAAAATTTGAATTTTCTTTAATAATCTGAAAATTAATATTTTCAGATTGCCATCTTTTTATTAATTTATCTATTTCTTCTGGATTATAATTATGCATTGGAATTTTATAAATCTATCTTTCTTTCATAATTTTCCTCTTTATAAAATATTTTCCTTTATATAAATATTATATCATATTTTTATAAAAAAATCAAAGATAGATATGTTTTATCTATCTTTGACAAAATTATATTCACTAAGTGTAATCAATAATTGACTAGCAATTGTTGGTCTATATTCTTCATATGGAATAATAACCTTAAGTTTTTCTTTTTCTTCTTCAGAATCTCTTTTACAATCCTAAAGAAATTTTTGAATTATGTCATTATATCTTTCACACCATTCTTTATCTATCCAATGTTCAATTGGGGTTGATGGCTAATAATTATTATCACTAATAATTTTTATACAATAATCCATAATAGCCTAATTACGTTCATTATCTGGTATATAAGCATTTTCAAAAACTGAGTGATATAATCGTTTTAGAGGCCTAATAATAAAATACCAAAAATTAAACTTAATCCAATCAATAATTTTTTTAAACAATTAATTCTCTCTTTCTTTTTATATAATAGTAAAATACCATAATATAAAAGTTAAAATAAAAGTACCAAATTGATAATTAATATTTTCTTCATTATATTTAAAATAATTAATTAAATATGCTCCTGCAATTGCTTCACTAATTAAACCTATTATTTTTAATAAAAGCATAATTAGATCACCTCATCCAAAAAAAGTTTTATAAGTAATAAGACATATAATAATAGTAAAAATAGCACTTATAATACTAAAATAAGGTTGTTTATCATAAACAAAAAAATATGCAGTAATACAACTTCCTATAAACATTTCACAAAGTAATCCAATGATATAAATAATCATTTTTTATCCTCTATGTTAAAATTAGGACTGCGCTGAAGCCACCAGTCTAACTCACCAGTTTCATCATATCTCTTCCAGCGTCTTACGATTTTATCTAATTCTTCAATATTATTGAAATATTGTTCAATATATAAAAATTTTTTATAAATTATTATAATTTTCTAATTCTAATAACTATAAATTAATTTTCCCAATATTATAATATGGAATACGAATTAATTTTATATTATTATTTATACAATATTGATCTTTAATTTTGTCTCGTTCTTGAATTTTTTCTAATGACTCAGATTGACTCCATGTAGCATCTGGACCAAAATAATGCTATCTTCCATCAAATTCAATTAATTCATATAACTCATTATTTTTAGTAAAAATAGCAAAATCAAATCTATATTTATTACCTTGTTTACCAATAAAATCATTAAAAGTATATTGAGTTGCAAAATTAATATTATTTTCTAATAATATTTTTCTAATAATAGTTTCTCCACGAGATTTAATACAACCACAAGACTATGTACATCCTGTTTTTAAATTATTATTTAAAACTTCTATAATAGTACCACAATCACATTTACATTTAGACCATCGTGCTTGTTTATTTCTTGAAGTCTATTTACGTAATCCTAAATCTTCAATGACTACTAAATGTCCAAAACGAGTACCAATAGGAATTATACCTTTTTTTATATTACGTTCTATTACTTGTTCTGTACGTAAACAACCACATGATAAACTTCTTCCAGAACAAATATCTCTATATTCTTTATAACGAATAGTGCCACATTCACACTAACATTTAGCCATCTTAGGAGGATTTATTGCAGTACAATTAGGATTAATTGTATTTATTTCTAAAACGGTCCAACGTCCATATTTATCTCCTACCTAGGGATTATATTTTGCCATCATATTCAACTCTCTTTCAATATAAATGGAGATTTTGTCATTTAATGTCTTTATCTCCATTTTATATTAAAATTTTAAATATAAAAACGATTATTATTGACCAAAAAAATTAGGATCTTTTTTTAACCACCAATCAAGTTCTTTTGTTTTATCATATTGTTCCCAACGTTGATAAATTATATCAAGAGATTCTATATTATTATAAAACATTTCAACATGTGGTCTTACTAATCTATCATCATGGAAATGCCCAAATAAATAAACATTATAATTAATACTATGGATAACCTCATCAAGCCAATGTTCCATACTGTCATCAACAGTAGCTTGGTCAATGAATCCAAGAAACATATCACGAGGCTCAATACTATAAGGACAAGTATGAGTCATAATAAAATCGACAGTTTTACCAGTCGCCGCAAATGCTTTAATCTAGCGCATACAATCTTCTCTTTCTTCTGGAGTTAATTGTTCATCATTAAACCATCCACTTTTCTTAGGGTCATTAGTTTCCTCGGTTAACATACAGCGTTGGAGTCTCCAGGCTTTATCAACTGAATATGCGCCCCCAATTATAAGACAACTATATCCAGCAATGTCATAAAACCCATAATCTAAGAAATAACGAATATGTGGGAACTCTGGCTCATAATATACGATTCCGTGAACATAAGGGTCAAATGCAGTTTGGATTCCTTTAATACTGCTTGGACGCGCCTCGTGATTTCCTTTAATAGCATATAAATGGTATCCACGCTTTTCTATATCTTGTTTCTTCTTCTGGTCTGTTTTATTAAGGTAAAAATTTGTGCCAAAGTCTCCTAATACGATTATACCTGTTTCATCTGGCGGATATTGTTCTGTATCTAGATTTTCCATCCATAAGAAATTTCCGTGGGTATCGCTAACCACGGACAAGCCAGTATTTTATCTGCTTATCCATCTTTTAATCCCCTCCTTTACCAATAAAGATGAATTGTAACTCCTGTACAGCCATTATCAATTTTAATTTTATATCCTAAATTTTCCATTATTTTAGTTAAAGTATAAAATTCTCTTTCTACAATTTCATATGGTGCATACATACTACAATAATTATGCCCTTGTAATGCTGATAGCCTAACTTTTTCAGCAAGTTTATTTAAAAAATCTTTATGTGTTTCTAAAAAGATATATTCATCATTGCTTTTACTAACTAATTGTTGTAATTCTCGTGCTTCTTGTGCTGTTAAAAAATCCATTAAATTATCCTTCATTTATCAGTTTTTTTCACATCTTATTCTTTTAATAGTATTTCAAATAAATATTTATCATAATCCCCATATTTTTCAATAAAATCAGTACCATCCTCTAATTGAATATCTTGTATCATATTACCAGGAATGCGTAACCAAATTTCTTCTTGTGAATTATTTGAAATTATATTCTAGTTTATTTCCTTCATAATTATATACCCAATATGGTTTATTATTTCTTTTCATTGTTTTAATCATATGAGCGGTGCCTTTACTTTTTCCATCCCAAAAGGCAATAAGAGCATCGGCATATTCTCCCATCTCGGCGTTCCGAATAAAGCCAGCAGATTTGCCATAAACATCCCAATATGCAGGAAAAGTTTGTAAAGCAATTCCTTTTTTAACAGCCCATTCTGCCCCAATTGTATCAGCACCTTGAGCACATCCACTAATAACAGTATCAATATCTGTAAAAGAGTTACATACTTTTTCAAGAATAACACGATTATTAAAATCGCGTCCACCTGCGATAATATATTTCATACTAAAAACTCCAAAATACTGTAAGATACAATTAAAAATATTATTCCAATTAGAAGTGGAATAGTCTTATCTTTTTTAGTAGCTACATAACCACATATCATACTAGAAAAAAGTAAAATATATCCAATTATTGTAAGTAATTTTCCCATAATTTTATAATCCTTTTATTTTTATAAAAATATTATATCATATTTTTTTAATATTTTCAACTATAAAAAATGCGCGAATCAGCTTAACCGCCACGGAAAAATCTAGTATAAAAGTGGCATAAAACCTGGTTCGCGCGCGTAATATTAAAATGTAAGTTTTAAATATTTTTCCATAATTTTTCTTTGATAATTATTAATTAAATCTTTAATCCATTCAACAGAAATTAATTCATGTTCGTTAAAATATTTTTTTAATTCAGCTTCAATTTCCATGCAACGATTAACATAAAAATCTTCTCTAAATACTTTATCAAAGTCTCCATATTTAACCCATTTATAATATTCAGAATCTGCTGACTCTAATAACATAGAATATTCCCAATCTGGTAAAGTCGTAATAGTATCTATTACTTCCATAATACGAAGAGCATTTGCATAATATTTAGTATTTTTAGTTTCTTTTAAATTATCTTTTGTATAACGATAATAAAGTCCTTCATATCCTTTAAGTAATTTATATTCATTAAGGCGTGCAATAGTATCAAGTTTAGTAGCAATATTTGAAAGTAATTGTTGAAAATCTCTATTAACAATGCAATATTTAGTACCAAGAACCTCAAGGATATTTGGGCTAGATTTACGAAGTTCATCAAACATTTGGCGAATATCTTTTAATACACATTCACCATATTTAGTATTAATAGTAGTAGATTGAAAAGATTTATTAAAAATTATTTCTTCTGCTGTTGGAAAGAAAAAACATTGACAATCAATATCACTATTTTCACTATCCATATTATAATTTTGACTACCATATAAACTTAATGAAAAAATTACTCTATTTTGATAACCATATTTAAAATAAATTTCATTCAAAATAGACCAAAGTTTTTCTTCAATTTCCCAATCTCTATCAGTTAAATTAATATCATTCCAATAGAGGTCAATGAACATATCATATAAATCTATTACTCTTTCTTCCATAATATTTAATTCTCTACTTTCATTAGTTATCTCCAGTTTTAATAAAATAAGTATCTGTACTAAAAGTTTTAATTTGATTTAATAAATATTTTTCTTCATTAGTTAATACTTTAAATAATTCAGTAGAAAAATTTGTAGTTATATCTTGCCATTTTTCTGAGCCTTGCGCGACTCCATTTACATAAGAACCATATTGGTTTAAAAAATTATAAATGTAATTATATTCAAGCATTATTTTATATTATCACTATTTTTATTCAAATTCAATATCTTCATAATCTTTCCATTTAAATTTTTTCATTATAACTTTAGTCCCCCAAGGCATTTTACTATATTTATAACCTTTCCTAGAAAGAACTTTATAATATGCATCTCTACGCCTATTATCTTCCCAATGAATAGTTATCACACTATCTTGTTTATGTGCGACAGAATGTTCAATAACTTTTGCTTCAAGTGCATCAAACATTTTACGAGCAATAATAAAATCTCTAATTGGGTCTTTTCCAGTAGAAATATGATTATCCATATTAGTATACATATCTTTTGATTTATTATAAATTGTTAAAGCGACATTGTAATATCTACAATTATTTCTTACAGGGATATTAGGATCAAGCTCAAATTCAGTAAAAAACATATAAATAGTTTGATTTTCTATCATACGTTTTAATTGAAATTCTTTTTGTTGAATGCAATAATAAATATCATCATAATATTTTTCATCATATGAGAGTTTCAAGATATTCACGTCCTTCTTTTACTAATAGCGGCATTGAATAATCTGTTATCCATTCTCTTCCTTCTCGACGGCAACAGGTTCCACGTTGTTTATATATTGGAAGATTATCCCAAGATTTTCCAATATCATTAAGCATTTGTTTAATATTATCACAAGTTTTATACATAAGTTCTTTATGTGAAAATTCTGCCTGCCCGCAAGCTTGAATTGAGTTACGTACCGCATCTAATTGACGCCAATAAATTACATTTACAACCTCTTCTTTTGGTACATTAAAACAACGTGCATCAAAAATAGCAGGAGTTTCAATACATTTTTCTAATGCAGATTGATAATCAGTGTTATTAGTAGAACATTTTAAAATTCTAGTACTATTTTCTTTAAAATATTTATTAAAATACCAAGTAGCTAAACTAGCACTAATTGAACAAAGTTTATCAGTTCTATATTCAAACCAAGGAGAAGTATTTAAATTAGCATAATCTTTAAGTACAAAAGAGATTTCATCTGATTGTACATATCCAAAAATGCAATTTTGTATTTCTCCACAGAGTGATTCCATAGTTTGAATCATACTATTAGTAAAAATATTATCAAATGGTTTTTGAAGTTTACTTGTAAAACTATGAAAAGCACGACCATCAACTCGAATAATGACAGGTGTACGTTTTTGTAAAAAATATTGATTTCTATGTTCATATTCTTTTATACGGTTTCCGAAAGAATCATGTGTAGGCATAAGAAGGGTTCTCCTTTATTATTATTTTTTTATATTGCTAAAATAATTACTCCTGCAATCGCACAAAAAAATGCTGCAATAAGATTAAGTGGAGTATGAATACAAAGGTATAAACTAATATTTATACCAACAAGAAAAAGATTAATTCCTGCAAAAATATATTTTGTCATTTTTTTTATTTCCTTTTATTTTTTATTTATATATATTTTATCATATTATTTTTAAATAATCAACTTATCGGCCAATGGCTATTAAATAAATTGAATAAAATTATAATTTTTATAGATATTTATAAAAAGGAAAGGAGATATCAAATGGCCTATAATATTTTATCTCAAAATGGCGAAGTGCAATACGGCGTTAATGAATTTGTTATTGACTCTCCTGAAGACTTAAAAAAATTGCCAGATAAAACTGCGATGGGTAGTTCTGCTTTATGTCTCTCTAATAATGAGGTATATATGAAAAATAGCTCTGGCGAATGGAAAGCAATTTAAGGAGGAGTAGCAGTGGACTTAGTAACATATGCATTATTAAAAAAGTACATTAAAGCTTCTCTTGCTGGCTCAGGCGCATTAGAAGGATAGCCGGGTAAATCTGCATATGAAATTGCAGTATAGAATGGTTATTCCGGTACAGAGCAGGAATGGATAACATCTTTAGCTGGTACTCCTGGTGAAACTCCTACTATAGGAGGAAATGGAAATTGGTTTATCGGTGCAGTAGATACTGGTGTAAAAGCCGGTGGGGTAACTAGTTATAATGAATTGACTGATCGTCCGACGATCGATGGTCAAACGATTGAAGGGGAAATGGATAATTTAAATATTGGTCCAATTCCTATGGAAACTGTTCGTTAGATATTGTATGGGAAGGAGTAAATAAATAATGGCTCAAGAAAATTATTTAAATCAAGAAGGCTTTGAGGCATTTGTTGGTTATGTTAATGACCAATTAAATAATAAAGCAAATAAAGGTGATTAGGTAATACTTCCTAATGATTTAGTGCATGAAGCAGATATTACTAATTTTTTAACCGAAAATGATTTATCAGACTATGCAAAGAAGTCTGAACTTCCAGTAGCTCCAGATCTTTCTGGCTATGCTACAGTGGGTGATCTTGCAGGTTTTGTAAATGAAAGCGCACTTGCGGATTATGCAACTGTTGCAGAACTTCAAGATTATGCAACTGCCCAAGAAGTTGAAGCTCTTCGTGGTATGGTGACTGGTGTATATCATTATAAAGGCACAGTAGCAGATCTTGCGGCACTTCAAGCTATTCAAAATCCAGAAGCAGGTGACGTATATAATGTTGCTGCTACTGGTATGAACGCAGCTTGGGTTGTTGATACTAATAATCAAAATGGTGGTTATTGGGATGAGTTTGGTACTCAAGTAGATTTAAGTGATTATGCTCTTAAGTCTGATGTACAAGCAATTGCTCTTAATGAAGTATAGCGTATTCTTTATTCTGGCAGTTCTGCAGTTGTGGCTGATAGAGCTAGTTTAAATGCTATGATTGCAAATGATGAACCAGAAGTAGAGATTACTCTTAATAAAAATATGGCAGTAACAACTCCTATTGTAATTCCAGAAGGAAAGAAAGTTGTGCTTGACCTTGGTGGAAAAACTCTTAGTGGTCAAATTCCTATTCAAGGCACTGGTGGTGAAATTGTATTAAAGAATGGTACTATTTCAAGTACATCTGATGCAATCTACCTTACCGAAGGTAGTAAGTGTACACTTGATGGTGCAGTAATTAATAGTAATCATAATGGTATTTCTGCTTGGTCTGGTTCTGAAGTAGTGGTAAATAGTGGTTCTATTACTTCTTAGGAATGTGGCATTGCAGGATTTAAAGATGCCACTGTAACTATTAATGGTGGTACAATTACTGGCCTTGATAATGGTCCTATTATGGGTAATGGTTCAGCCCCTGGCTCTGCTAATGACGGTTCTAATTTGAATGTTGTTATGAATGGTGGTACTCTTATTGCTCATATTCAATCTGCGGGTTATATTGCTTGCGGTGTTTATGTACCTAACACTGGTAGCTTTACAATGAATGGCGGCGAGATTATCTCTGACGGTTGCGGTCTTTGCATGCGTGGTGGTCAAGTTAATCTTAATGGTGGTTCTATTATTGCTAATGGTACTTCAGGGGTTGAAGGAAAAGTTGGTGACAGCCGTGTTGTTGTTGGTCCATATGCTGTTGTTTATGATGCTCAAAGCAAGTATCCTGGAGTTGACACTCTTGAACTTAATATTGCTAGTGGTATGGTTCTTCAAGGAACTGATGGCGATATTAATGTTGTTCAAAGTGAATATGCTGTAAATATTAATGATAATCGTTAATATATTAAAAAAATAAAAGGAAGAGAAAAATACTCTTCCTTTTATTTATTTATTTACAAAATTTATTTTTTTTGATAAAATAACTATAAATATAATGATTTAAAGGAGATTAATTAATATGGATACAATGGCTATATTACAATAGATTTTTCAAGTATGTATAATTCCTCTTCTTGGAGTTCTTACTACTTATCTTGTTATGTTTATTAAGAGTAAGACAGAAGAATTAAAGAAAACTACTGATAATGAACTTTATGTAAAATATATGGATATGCTTAGTGAAACAATTACAAATTGTGTAATTGCTACTAACCAAACATATGTTGAAGCATTAAAAAATAAAAATGCTTTTGACGCTGAGGCACAAAAGAAAGCCTTTGATATGACTTATAAAGCAGTTATGAATATTCTTAGTCAAGATGCAATTGATTTTCTTAATAGCGCTGTTGGTGATCTTGATACATATATTCGTCGTACTATCGAAGCGCAAGTTAATGTATGTAAAAGTCCTGATAGATCTAAAGAAGAAATTAAAGAAGAGCAATAATTTACTCTTCTTTTTTTTTTTTTTTTTTTAAATTGTAAGTAAAAT